ATTCAACAAAGTGGGCGTAATACGCCTTCTTTCGATTTGGGGCGACCTTCACACCGGCAAGCGCTGCATCACGGAAACGAATCCTGCTGATGCGCAACGACTTTTTAAGTGCGCCCGTTTTCCCTTCCGGGGCTTCCTGCCTTGCAGCTGCAAGCGCGGGTTTTGCCACACGTCGCATGATCTTCTCGATCTCGCGGCCCTTGACTTTATCCGGCAGGCGCTTTAATTTTGCGCGGAGCTCTTCAAAGCCTTCCACGTCTATATCTATGCGGTTACTCACGACGGGAGCATTTCAACTCAATGAACACATCACGGCCGTGAACACCTACATAATTGACATCCCACTTTACACCATCGTCAACCACGATCAAGTTTGCACTGTCCTGGTAAACTGCCTTGCGGTAGCGTATAAAGTAGCGGCGTACCTGCAGAGCGATCACGGTACCATCGTCAAGGCTCTCACCGCCGCTGGTATCTTCACGCTTTGCCCACACCGGGGCTATTTCATTGAACGTATCAGACCGTTCCCCTATCGTATTCCTGCCACCGGCAACACGTTGTAAGATCACGCGGCGGTTGAGATCGCCAATAGATGGAAGGTCATTTGCCATTGTTACCCGTATTTTCTAAAAGGGCGCAGCAATGACTGGCTGGCCTTATTGGTTATTGCCTTGCGGTCTTCACGATAGGTGTACATGTCTGAAATTTCCAGCAGCATCGCACGGCGTATATTGTCAGGAAGCGTATTTGCATCCCATCCGGAAACAACGGTCGCGGTGATCACGGCCTCTGCATCGCGCGCCACTTCAAATTCCTGAAGGAACAACAACCTGCTTTCCTTATCGTAGGTGATCAGCTTGTGATTACCCAGATCGTACACTTTATCTTCACCATCCACATCCACATAATCAATCGCGGTCACAGCGGTTACTGGATGCACAGGAAGTATAATTTTTCGAGCACCTTCATCTGCATATACCTTTACATCGCTTTTTGCGACCGGATAGCCCAAATACTGGGAAGCCGAATCAAGCGCTGCACCTATGTACAGTTCAATGAGATCATTATCAAAAGCTTGATCCTCTTCTATGCGCAACTGGGCTTTCGCCTGTGGCAGGGTGATAAGATCTAGCGGTGATACAAGTTGCGATATGACGGTGTAGTTCAGCATCTATTCGGGCTTTACGTCTTCATCCTTAACTTCTATCGCGTAATCGCTTTCTATAAGCTCATCGGCAAGCTTTGATTCCACTTCGCCGGTGTCATTCGCGCTATATCCAAGATTGAATTTACCCGTGGGCGATTGCGTGAACAGCACCAACTTGGAAATGTTTGCCGAACCTTTTAATGTCTTTTTTTTAGCCATGGTTTTTATTATTAGCGGCTCCCTACCGAAATAGGGATCCGCTTAATTAATTGTTATCCTACAATGACCAGTCTTTGATCACGGAAAAGGCTTTTGGCTGCTTAACCAGAACATCTAAGAACTGGTTCACAACGATATCAATCTGGCCACTACGTTTTTTTGAAACGTTGTCCACAGTGATGTCATAAAAGCCCCACTGGCCAATAAGAAGTTCTGAGAAGTCACCAAAAATTGCAGCGCTCAAGTCGGTACCGGTACCTTTAGTCAAGGCAGAGGGAAGAATGTTTGTCACACCCGCAGCATAACCATTGATCAAGTTCGCCATGGTCATCAAATAACCTAAATCACCAGCTTCATGCTTAGTGGTTTTAAGACGCCCTTTTGTTGCCGCATTAATAAGATAACCCCATGTTTTAGGATCTACATTTGCAGTATGGATAGCAGTTTCCATCGCAACAATATCTGCCCAGGTAGGCACACCACCATTAGTTCCCACAGCGATGGTATTGATACCTGCAGTATTCAAAATACCGATAGGCGCAGGATCTGTACCATTAATCGCGGCACGGTCAACGGCAATACTCATTACCTTATTAATCTCCTCTACCGTATAGCGCTCTAGATCTATAGAAGACTGCGCAAGATTTTGCAGGGATATGGGTACTGCACATGCCAAACGCTTCGGTGACATGGTGCGTTTGGAATATTTATTTCTGGAATAAGCAACTTCGTCAATTTCCCCTTCCCAGGTCGCATCAATACCACCCTCATTTACTGGAAATTCAACATTACCTACCAGACCGGTGATCATACGCGCACCCATAGTTTCCAAAATAGGCTTAGGACGCAACATATCAATCACGCCACGCTGATCTGTAGGGACCAAAGCACCACCATAGCTACCACCATCACCCGTTACGGTCTGACCATCACCAGCAGCACGACGCTCACCAGTAGGAATTAAAACCCCTGAAACTGCAAGCCCGCTTTTTTGCGCACGCTTTTGAAGTTCCTGGTGCATTTCTAATTCGATCCCATCAAGGTCACCACCTCTTTGCGTCTGGCTCCGGATAGCTTTATGAATACTATAGCGCTTCATGATCTTATCCTGCTCCTTACCTTCACCGTCAACCACTTCATGAGTTACAGGTGTAGCCTCACGCTTTGCTTTCTCAAGCTGCAAAGCTTCGGCATTTTCTGCACGGGTAACCGTTGCATTCATTGCTTCGATTTCCGCATGGCGCTTATCGAAAGCAGTTGCTTCTTCTGGTGAAAAGTCACGGCTTTCGCTCTCGGCTTTTTCGGTTAATGTGATCTGAGCATCCTTTAATGACTGACGCTCTTGTTTCAATTGATCAGATTTTTTCATCTTTTTGTTTTTAGTATTGATACATTTTACATTGAGCTTGTCTTACTGTCATACTTCCGGATTGCTCAGATCCCGATGTATTTTCTTTTGTGTCTTTTTCGCTTTCGCGGGCTTCAAAATTTCTTTTTGCCACATTGGTATCGGCATATGCCGGATAAGTGACTGGCGAAACATCGTATAGACGTTCTATTTTCTTGATTTGGCGCAATTCATTTTCCCCTTCTTTTTCGATCCAAACCACTTCACTTGCGCGAAATGCAAAAGAGGACTGGGTGACGTCACCGCTTTCAATCGCGTCCTGAAGATCAATGGCAAACGTGCGGTTTGGCGTTGTGTAGCTATATTTTAATCCAGTTTCATCTATAGTAAGGCTCAACGTGCCCTTACCTTCATTACTACGGGCGAGAACGAAATTTGGGCTGTGATTAAAAAGGCAGCGCACATCATCATTTAAGATATCATCAAATGCACCTGGTAATATTTCTTCATCAAACCAGCCTAGATCTGTACGGCTGTTAAATTTTGCCGCATACCCTTCTATTACAAAAAGCGTGGTCTTTTTATCTCCTTCAGCACGTTTCTCTACAGAGACTGGCGCGTCAAAAAATCTGCGCTCCGCCTGTTCATCCATTACTTTTGCATAATCTTTAGACTGGCTCATTGCTTTGTTTTTTCATTTGTTCTTCAGTCATCATATTGACCATTTGCAATAGTTCGTTACCATCTTTCCGTGGGTTGAGTTCCTCTAATTTTCTAACTTCATTAGGCGTCATGAGCTTAAAGGAAACCATGGTTTTATAATATTCCGCACGCGATTTCTGATCGCCCCTGAGCATACTGCGCAGATCGAATTTTATATAGTGATCCATCTTCTCCTTATCGGAAAACAGTTTGCGGCGGCATTCCTGCTCAATGTTTACCGTACGCGGCATCACACTGTCCTGCTGATGCTCTATGGTCATCTGCTGCAGGTTGCTGTAATTGGAATTATCGAGGTGCTTTAATTTATGCGGGGCCACGTTTAGAAACTGGCAGATATGAATGATGCCGCGCGTGTCGGTTTCCAGCCATTGCGCTTCGGCCGGTGTGACCGTGATTCTTTTGTATGAAAAACCTTCATCAATAAGCGCGACTTTATGCGCCGCTTCCGAAGACATTTTAGCATTAAAAGATTCTTCGATCGCTTTCTTATTGCTTGGATCAACAAACATAGGTGCCTCAAGCACACCGTGCGTCAATCCCTGATTGCTGAACGTATCGCCCACAAAGGTTTGACCGCTCAAGGTGATTCCCATTGAATTTGCGGCGTAGGTAACAATGCCAGTTCCTGAATACCCATTTGTGGAAAAGAAATAGATGTGAATCATATCATCGCCATCTATAACGTTGCCTTTATACTTGTAATACATCTTATCGCTGCCTTTGAGCGGCGTGACCTGGTCTGAATCCAAATGCATGAGGGAAACCACGGCCCCATTAGCTTTATCCCGGACTATCCTGGCGTAACCGTTGCCCTTTACAATAGCGCAGTAGCATAGGTATTTCCAGAAATTGAAGGGATTTTGATACGGATTAGGTTCTTCGGAAATCAGTTTATGAACGGGGTGGTCTGATAATTTATTGAGGTTGTCACCGTCTTTCTGGAAGACAGCTTTTGGAAGTTTGGCGATATCATCTGTACACAGATTGACACCATTGTAGAATGCACCCAGCGTGAGCGCGGAATTCTCATTGATTTTTGAACCGCTTTTTGTTACGGAATTACCAAAAAACGGGAAACCACCACCATTTCTGGCGGTGGTTGCTGATCGCAAACTTATCGGTGAAAAGACGTCGTTAAGTATACCCATTTTTTAACCTAATTAAATACTAACCAGGGCAAACATACGGGGCGAAGCGAGGTGATTTATGTATAATGTTTACATTATTGAATTAATTGGGTGAGATTTTTAACGGCACCTATAGACGTTTCCACATAAATGCGGGTGGTTTTTTCGTTTTTATGGCCCAGCGCATCCTGTATTTTAGCCAGATCATTACCGGCATCATACAAGTGCGTGGCGAAGCTTTTTCTAAGGGAATGAAAACGGTATTTTTTACCGATATACTTTTTTACGATCGCGGTGCAGCTGGATGGGGAATATTGCTGCCGCCAGTCCTGACCGGTGAATACGTACTGCTTCGTTTTATATTCCCTGAAATACGCAATTAGCATATCTATTATTCCTTCCGAAATAGGCGTGTACCAGTCTTTTGCACCTTTACCGTCACGCACCAGAATAATGCCCTGTTCACGGTCAATATCCTTCCATTTCAAACTGATCACTTCTGAAACACGCAGCCCACAACCATAGCCCAGCGCTATGATTGACCGGTGTTTTAGGTTGGTTATCCGCGGTAGCACTTTAAGGATGTGATCTCTAGGAATAACGGGCTGCTTATGCGTTACCTTACGCGGTCGCTCAATCTTATCTAAATGGATCTGGGATTTACCAAGAATCTATTTTGCAAATAGTTTTAAACTGCCTATAATCTGGTTTTGCTGCGAAGTGCTTTTATAATTTCTGTTTTCCAGATAATCTTCAATTTGCTTTTGCGAAACCTGATGCGGGTCTTTAATATTCTCATTTTTAAAGAACTCCTGAAGATAATGGGTGTATACTTCTATGGTTCTTTCCGCATAGCGCTTGTATCTTAATTTTCTCGTGTAAACTTCCAGAACTTTCATAAGTGGTTAGTGTGTTAGTAAGGGTTAGTTAGTGGGGTGGGGTTATATAGGTGTTATGTGGCATTAAGAACATCATAAGTATTAAAATTTTCAGAATCAAGTTCATAAACAGTATTACCCTTCCGTATTTTAATTGGATGTCCAATCTCTAAATGGCGACAAATATGCACTACTACATTAAGGTCACTTTTTATTTTGCCTTTCATTTGATTTAATCGCTTTTCAGCTCTGTGCAGTTCATTAAGACTTTCGGGTAGAGTTTCAGCTATCTTTCCTATAAATTTTAGCCCTTTTTCTTTGTCGCCTTGAAATTCATTTACAACTTCGGAGAATGAGAATATATCTTTCATATTGAATAACGCCACATAACAATTTGTATAAATAATAGCCTGTTATGTGGTCTTATTTAAGGCTATTGTGTATTAATTAGTTTGTTTATATCTCAAAGTTTTTCGCTTTATTTCGGCTACTATTCATACAATAGCCGTTGTAAGTAATTAAGGTTCGAGATACCTCAATGGCACTTCCTTGTTCCAAAAACCACCCTTATCAATGTTTTGCACTAACGCTCTTGGTTCGTCATAATATTCTTGTGTTTTACCATCTTGAAATATTGGATAATACACTATTTTCCATCTATCCTTTTTACCATCCATAAAATAAACGCTTTCGTTACGCTTGTGGTTTTTCCAAATCGGGTGGTTTAAGGCTTGTTCTAAATCAATGTTCATCGCTTATTTGGTTTAACTACTTACAACAAAGTGTATAGCAAATAGCCTATTAATATTCAGTTTTTAATTTGGTGGTTCGTGCTTCGGCTACTTGCCATACACAAACCGTTGTAGGTAATGGCGCGTATGTTTTATTCACTCATTCGCTTTAGGTGTGCCACTACCCACAACACGGTATATAAAAATACTAGGGCTTGGTTTTAAATCTAAGTTATGTTATTGCCCGAAGAAAAATAAACCCTGCATTTTCGTTTTTAAATTGGATTTTCATTCAAGCTATTTATAAATGTAAAAAACAGCATTTCTCCTTTAATTTCGTTTTCTTCATCAAAATTTACGTACTCCATTATTTGCAAACTTTCTCGAGAAATAGGATAGTTAGCATCATCTACATCATCAGTAGTCATGTCTAATATTCCGACTGGCATTTCATCAGGTAATTCGTTTAGGAATCTTTTTAGATCTTTAATTTTCATTTCTAAGTTATTTAAAGTTAAGAACGTAAATCCCCACGCTCACAAGGGTTTATTTTTAGTGCTTATTTGGTCATTTTTAGGCTTAAACACGTACTTTTCATATACTAATCAGTTACCAACAAGCGCACAAAGGTTACGTTTATCAATACTCTATAAGGTGCGCCAGTTGGTAACACGTTGTATAAAGCATTGCTAGGTTTCTGTATTTTAATTAAGGCCATTTCCTAACCAAAAGAAAAACAAAAAAGCCTTTGCGCTTTCTGCCTTTGCGCTCAAGTAAAAGAGCTGTGAAAAACAGCACATTTACTTTTTATCCGTCTCCACTTTGTAAACTTCTGGCTCGTCATAGGTTATTCGCCCTTTTAATAACATCTGTTCGTAGGTTATAATCGCTAATTTAAACGTGTCGGGAAACTTATCTCTGGTTACGGACACCTCAATACTGTTTAGTTTCCTATCGAGCAAATCAGCTATATCTTTGTTCTTATAACCCATTCCTTTTTTATACGCTTCGTAGCGTTCTTTCCAATCACTCATATTTTTTTAGTTTATCAAGTTCACCTCTTAAATTTGATATATGAAATCCAATCCGTTCATAATACATAGAGATATTTTCGTTTTTCATTTTCGCAATTCGGATTATCTCAAAAGATTTTTCCAAACATTCAATAGATGTTAATAGTAAATTATAGTCATCCAGTTCTATCTCTTTGATTTTTTGCCCTAAATCGTTTATTTCTGCCCAATGTGTAATATTTCCATATTTCCCATTATCAGTGCTTCTAAATTCAAACCCATTCCAAAATGCAGTTTGTGCAGGATATCTACAGTATTGAGTATTAACTAAAACAAAGCTGAATAACTTTGGTTTTAATATCGCCAACTCATTCCATTTAGAACAAGCTGGCATTTTAAGTTTATCTTCCATTGATTTAAAATGTAAATGTATATCCTCTAAACATTTCATTTAATGTTTTTGCTTTATCGGAGTTTATAGTTTTAATCACTAAATCACCAGACCAATCTTTTACTACTTCACATTTAAGGTTTGGATATTTAGCGTTTAATTCGTTTGCTTTGTTGTTGATTTCTTGAGTTGTCATAATATCTTTTGTTTTTGTTCTCTACAAATATACAACATAATTTAAGTATAAACCAAATAAAACTTAATATATTTTAAGTATTTAGTAAAATAAACTTAATTTTAACACTAATTACCGCAACAGTTGCGAAAAGCAACCCTTGCTACACTCAATTTCCACCGCTTTTTTTGTTTTTAGGCTCATTTACTAACTTATGGCTTAACTCGGCAACGCTTCATACAACTATTCGTTGTAAAAGATTAAAGAGTTTTTACGTATTCATTGTATCTTTTGTGCATTTCGCCAAAACTAAAGGTTATTTCATTTCTAGTATATCCATCATTTGTAAGTATGTAATTGTTATCTTTTAGCCATACATCAATGGCAAGTTCCGTTTTATTCTTTAACGATTTCACAACACCGTATAAAGAAAATAACTTAGTTAATTCCTTATTTAACAACTCTGTGCCACCTACTACAAAGTCTGGGTTTTCTTTAGTTCCATTATTTACTACACATAAGTTTTGGTGCATTAATAAACTTATCGTTTTGCTTAGTTTTTCTTTATTCATTTTGTTCTATTTTGTGGTTACTTTCCTTATACAATTCCGTTGTAGTGCATTAAGTATATACATATCTGCAATCAGGCTCGTGGCAAATATCGGATTCATCTGTAATGGTAACTTCTGTACTTCCACACCAAACACATTTGCTATGTTCTGGGTGTTCCTCGCTAT